ATAAGTATAATACAATGCATACTACTTTAAAAAAAGGATTAGTGTTTGCTCAGGTAATTCCGTTTAAGAGAGAAAGTTGGAAAATGAAATTAGAAAAATTTACAAAAAAAGAATTAAAAGAAAAAGATAATTGGTTTGTAAAATTTTTAAGTAAATTTAAACATAAATATAAAAATACAGCATGGTTGAAAAAGAATTTCAGTTAGATAGTTATATCATGGAATTTACAGATGTTTTAGATTGGAAAAATCTAGAAGGTCTGATGAAGTATATTAATTACAAAGATGACCAAGGAGCATTCGAAGCAGCCTCAGTCTTAGGAGATATAGAAGGTAACCATCAAATTCAAAAACATGTAAGAGATACTAAAAATTTAAGTTTAAATAATATGGGTGATTCAATTACAGACATTCATTGGTCAAATTATTTATACCACAATTTTTTCAAAGCTCTTGAAATTTACAAAAGACGTTTTCCCTTTTGTGTTGTTAAAAGAATAATTGATATACAAATTTTAAAATATGATGTGGGTGGACATTACCAAGTACATACTGATGATGCTCCAGGTCCAGCTGTAACTAGAACTTTAAGTTTTATATTTAGATTAAATAATGATTATGAGGGTGGGGACTTAGTATGGAAAGCTAACAATAAAGAATTTTATAGGTCTAAAACTAAACCTAATTCTATGGTAGTATGGCCTAGTAACTTTTTATACCCGCACGGAGTAGAACCAGTAACCAAGGGTAGAAGATGGAGCATAGTAGCATGGGCACGTTAGATAAAGGATATAAGTTTGTAAAAAACTTTTTGACTAAAGAAGAATTAAATATTTTAAGAGATTATGTTTTAATTTTTCATAGGTTTAATTTTTCAAATTTTTGTGTAAGTGAAGTTAGTCATAATAGAGACACTTGGGTTTATGAAGATAAAATAATGGAGTCTTTATTAAAAAATAAAACTGCAAAGATGGAACAAGAAACAGGTTTAAAATTATTCCCTACTTATTCTTTTTGGCGATTTTATACAAGACATGCCGTTTTAGAAAAACATTCTGATAGACCTTCGTGTGAAATATCAGTAACAGTGTGTTTATATTCTGATGGAACTAAATGGCCAATAAGTGTTGGAGATGCTTCTCTAGATACTGAACCAGGAGATGCCGTCATATATAAGGGTGTAGAATATGAACATTGGAGAGATGAGTTCCAAGGTGATGGACAAGCACAAGTATTTTTACATTATGTAGATCAAAATGGCCCATATAAACATCATAAATTTGATACTAGACCTGATGTAGGGTATCCTCTTGGAACAAAAGATATTAATAGGTGGCGGACTTAAACACCAAGATTTAATTTGTTATAATGAGATATGGCGTTAAGAAATGTAGTTATTCAACCAGGATTTAATAAACAAGTCACCGAAGCCGGGGCTGAGGGCCAATGGATTGATGGAGATAATGTAAGATTCAGATATGGTCTACCCGAAAAAATAGGTGGTTTTGAACAGATTACTGGTAAACTTTTAGTTGGGGCTGCTAGAGAACAACATGTATGGTCAGATTTAGATGGTAGAATTTATGCAGCAGTCGGAACCAACAAGGCTTTGTTTATTTATTATTCAGGTGAATTTTATGATATTACACCTCTAGATGCAGCAAAAGCAGGAGCCAC